TACTTTGAGGGGGCTTACCTGGAAAGAGGCGATGTAAACGTGTCCGAAAGCAAGCTCTGCAAGAGGACTGGACACACCAGGCAGACCATTAGGAGTTCGATTTGTGCGCTTATAGGTCAAAAAGAAATAGTGAAAAAAGCAACCAACGAAGGGGCCAACGGCTCACTAGTGTATCGCATATGTAATTATAATACTTATAATGTCTTCCTTGGGAAACTGGCCAACGAAGTAACCAGCAACCAACCAGGTAGTAACCAGGTAGTAACCACATCCAAAGAAGAAGAAGGAAGAATAAGGAAGGAAAAAGAAGAAGATCAAAGATGTACACCTGACGCTGACTCCCCCCAAGATGTCATCCCATCAACCCCCCGTCAGCGCCCTCGCGTTGCATCCTCGAAGACTCCTGCCGATCCTCAGACCAACCCAAAGCCGATCCTGGAAGAAATCGAGCTCGCTGGAACCGTCATCCTGTGGGGGAAGGACGGAAAACTGCTCAAGGGCCTGATGCAGTCCCGAGTCAGGGCTGGGGTTCAGGACGTGCCCGCCGAGGTCCGGGACAGGTGGGGGGTGTTTAAGGCCTCCGCCGACGAGGGTACTGACAAGTATGGCCATACGGTCGGGGTGTTCCTTAGCCGATACAATGCCCTGCTGGAACAGGCGAAGGGGAACGGGAGGTCCGCGGCCAATGCGGTCCAATACATCATCACGAATGGATACGATGGCAAGCCAATAAAAGACCCGGCAAAGCGCCTAGGGACGATTGTTCGCAGATGGCGGGATTACTACTCACACCTGCCCCACATCCTCGACCCGGACAAAGGGGCTCCTGGATGCACATGGGCGTTGCCTGACGAGATTATTCTGGAGACCATAGAGAAGGCTAAAAATGGAACATGGGATGGGGGGATTGTGGTGGAGACTCCAGAGGAACTGAAAGAGAGGATCAGGGCGAGAGAAAAGGAATTGGAATTCGGCACATAGGCAAACAGAGAGAGAATGGGGAAAAATGAGAGAACTTAATTTTTGCTACGTGGATACGGCCTTCGGTAATGTGTCGTATCGAAACAATGTGATGCGCGTCCAGGACGTGAACAGGGGCATCCCGGAAGACCGGAAGAGCTGCTATGCGACCTGGCACAGGTTCCCGAAGGTCTACCAAGAGCATTGCGAGAAAACCGGCTCCGTGAAGGGCTATCGAGGTCCGTCCTATGCGGATTTCTTGCCGTTTGATTTTGACTCGGATGACTTGGCCGTGTCCCTGGAGAAAGTGCGGGACTTTCTCAGAATGCTGGAGGTGTCTTACGAGGTTGACGGGCTGTGCGGGGTTCGGGTGTGGTTCAGTGGAAAGAAGGGGTTCCACGTAGGGTTGTCATCGGTTCTGTTTGGGGGATGGGGGCCTGCCGTGGACCTTGCCGAAAAGCTCCGGATTCTGTCGAAGATCGTGGGCCAGGGATTCGATCTGGACTCGAAGATTTACGACCAGAACCGAATGCTCAGGATGCAGAACACCTTGCACGCAGAGAGCGGCCTATGGAAAATACCCCTGTCGCCGATGGAGGTCATTGTAGAACCCATTGAAACCATCCAGGCTTGGGCCTCACAGACCCGGCAGGTGGAATGGCCTGACTGGTATGACGTGATGCCCAAGGCCCCCCTTGTGCAGGTATGGGAGTCGATCAAAAAGGGACAGCACAGGAACGAAAAGAAGGAACAGACAGGGACGATTTTCACGGCTGGAATGAGAGATGGGGACGGTCGGGACAACCAGGCTTTCCTCATCGCCAGATTTCTGCGCGACAACGGGTTGAAGCCGCAAGCGGCCGTCAAGGTTCTGGAGTTTTGGGACGGGCAGCAGGAGGAGGCGTTAGGGCTGGAGACTGTGCAGGACAAGGTGCGAAGCGCCTACAGCACGCTGGAGGGGCCGGAAGAAAAGCGCGTGACGGTGGAGGCCCTGAAGAGGGTATCGGATCTTGCGGCGGAATATATGGCTTACGTCGAAACCCTCAGGGCTCGCAAAATATGCCTGGGATATACCGATGTCGATAAGTTGTTGCGCGGGATTGCCCCGGGGGAGGTGTGCACCGTCATAGCCCGTACCGGCGTGGGGAAGTCGGCATTTCTGCAAAATGTTCTCAAGCACGTCGCAAAAACACAGCCGCACGTTGAAAGCGTTTTTTGCTCGATGGAGCAGCCCCTTGCCCAGTGCTTCGAACGGTGGGCACAGATGACAGCCCTACTGCCGGGGCGGGAGATAGAGGAGGGATGGCATGATGCGGTATATCGGGAAAGCATCCTGGGAGTTATGTTCGAAACCTTCGGGGATAGGGTGATGACCTGTGGCATTCCGGGCCTCTCGCTCGAAGAACTCGGGGATGTGGTGGACTGCGCAGAAGAGAAAACGGGCCGCAAAGTCAACCTGCTTGGGCTGGATTACCTGGGCCTGATGGAGATGTCGGACCTGGACAGGACGGCCTACGGACAGGTATCAAAAGCTGCTCGGATGCTGAAAACGTTCGCCAAGGCGAGGGATATTGCCCTGCTGGTGCTCTGCCAGGTGCACAGGGGAAGTGGAGAGGAAGAAAGCACCCCCTTGACCATCCATTCCGCCCGAGAGTCCGGGGCGATTGAGGAGAGCGCGGACTTTCTGCTCGGGCTTTATGTGAAAGAGGAAAAACTGGCGATACAGGTTCTGAAGAACCGGAAAGGGCAAAAAGGGGAGTTCTTGCTTAACTTCGACCGACAGTCAATGCGGATATCCCAGGATTCAGAGATGGTCGGGGCTAACTGGTCCGGGGGTCCAAGCCTGGAGGCACTCAGGATTTGACTCGTAAGGAGAAACCAGTGGCAGAGCTACTACAACCTCGGAGCCTGGCCGAGATTATGGCCGAGACTCACGTGACAGTGGAAAAGAGCGCAAGAGCATGTGAACATTCCTACCGGCGAGGGTGTCACCAGACCGCGGCGCAATGTTACGAGATGGTGAAGGGGTGCAGAAACATCCGACATGCCCTGAGTCTGCTGGCGGCCTTTGAAAACACGCTCGGAGAGTTTCGGTATGACCTATCAACGGGAAACACCACGCTGCTGTGGGACGCAGCAAAACTGGCGAGGCGCAGATGAGAAAGCAGTGCCGCGTCTGCGGCGCCTTCCTCCCGGTCCGGAACCCGGACGGATCCCGGCGCCGGGGCCGGCAGTTCTACTGCCGGCTCCACTCCAAGAACCACCCGGCCCCGGTCCCGGTCTTCGGCCCGGAGGAGGTCCGGCGCAACCAGGAGCGGCTCCTGGCCCGGTATCGGCCTCCGGACGCGGTCCAGCCCCTGGCCCGGTATCGGCCTCCGGACGCGGTCCAGCCCCCCCACCGGCTTTTGTCGATGGTGGTGGGGGAGAACGGGAACGGGCCGTTTGTCCGGGCCTGCAACGAGTTCCTGGATCGGGTCGGAAAAGCGAACGGACTCTGGTAGGGCGTATCCAGGGTGGCCTTGGTAAAGAAAGTCGAAATTTGGGCCTGAACCCCCATTCCTACGGGCCTCGTAGAGAAAACCGGAGGTTATCACAGATGCCAGGAAAGAGCTTCTCGTTCACGATCCCCGGTTCGCCGGTCCCCAAGGCCCGGGCTCGGGTCGTGGCCCGGCCCGGCAAGAAAACCGTGGCTTACACGCCCAAGAGGACGGCGGACTACGAGAAGAAGGTTAAGGCGCTAGCCCTGGTGGCCCGGCAGAAGGCCGGGTGCCGGAAGTTCACCGGGGCCGTGTCCGTCACGGTCGCGGTTTACCGTGAGCAATTGGTGATCGAAGTGCATGACATGGGGTGTTCGTGCTTGTCGAAACGTGGCGATGCAGACAATTGTCTGAAAAGCGCACTTGACTCGCTCCAGGGTGTCGCATTCGACAACGACCGCCAGGTCGAACACGCCTCGATCTGGTTTGAGAGGGAGGGCGCTGAAGATGCCTGACAGCCTTTACGCTTGGCTCCACGTTCCCGGCTATGTCGCGGCCCTGTCGATCCCGATCGTGCTGCTCGGGGGCGGGCTGCTGCTGATCCTGATCTACGCAGTGGGCAGGGGCGTGCGGTCGTATCACCGGGACGGAGTGGACTGGTCGCCGGAGGAGGAAGGGGGAAAGCCGGCCGATTCCGTCCCCGTGTACGGCACACACTTCGGGCCGAGAAGGGGGGCTGGCGAATGATCTCCTGGTGGTGGCTGATCGTGGCCTGGGCCGCAGGCATCGGAACAATGGTCGCCGTGGCGTGGCTGTTGAGTCTGGCCGTAGAAAACACGCCCAAACAGCGGTTTAAGTTACATTGAGGAGTTGCCCAATGATCCCATTCCTGTTCATTCTTCTTGCCTGGGCGCCGATCTTGTTCCTGGCCGGGTGCGATCGCCAGTTCACGGAGCGGGAAGCCCGGGCGATGCACCCGCAGAAGGACGAGGCGCGGTTCCGGTCGGAGATTCAACACACCAGGGATGTGCCAAGTTGCAGTGTTTCAATTTGGTATCCCGTTTGGTATCCCATGAAGACAGACAGCATAGTTCTTGCGGACCCGGTTTTCCTGCGGGAGTCTAAGTACCCCACGGGAATGGCGACCGCGTATCCCATTCCTGGGGATAGCATGAGGATGCGCATTGTCCCGGATAGTGCTTTCGTTCCGAGCCCGAAAGACTTCGACGTTGTCCTTGTTCCGGCCTGGTGGGTCCGCCGGGTGGACGGGGCGCTGCGGCAGATGGGCGTTGGCATGGACGAGCCGCCGACGAACCCAAAGGAGAAGCCATGAACAATGACGACCTGGCCATGCGGGCCGATGACGTTAAGGCCGCAACGGTCGTGAAGGAGGACCTTGAACGCCTGGGGGCGAAGGTGATTTTTTTGGCAGATGTGGACGAGTACCGAGTTCACTACACGATCCGGGCGTTTTGGGAACAGCCGGATATGGGGGAAATGAGGGACGTTTATTGGGACGTCCACGTCCAGCCGAACACCGAGAAGGAGCCCCCCAAGTCGTGACCCCTGGCGAACCCGAAGATGAGGACGAGGAAGATAGAGTTGTCTTTTGAAGGCCCAGAAAGGCTTTAGAATGGGATCTCCACAGGACACCAATGAGAAGAAGGTCCTGAAGGTCGCCCGGCTGCACCGGCCCTGGTTCACGTCCCGCGACTGCGGCCACATCGGATCCGGCCGGAAGGTCCGGTCGCTGCTGAGGAACATGATTCGAAACGGCCTCCTGTCTCCGATGACGGCCTATCACCGGGTCGGCGGGACGGTCCTGACGGCTTACCGGGAGGCCAGGGACCGGAGGCCGGTGGAGATCAATGTGGAGGGGAGGTGATTCAGCCATGGCGAAGGCCAGCAAGACAAAGAGGTCGAGTAAGGCCGGGGGCAAGAAGAAGGCCGGCGACGGGCACATGATGCCGGGGATGCCGCCGAAGAAGATGCCGATGAAAGGATACTGATCGGCCCAAGGAACTCGATAGCGGCCCGCGAAACAGCCGGCATGGTGCAAAGCACAGCATACTGACCGCAGTAAGCGGACGGAGACTGAGGGTACGGGGCGAAACCCCCTGCCGGCACCGGAATCGGATAAGATATCGCGGGAGCGGCCCAGCGGGTTTCGGTCACAACAAAGGCGACCGCGGCATTGGGGAGTGCCGGCGGAGGACGAAGGCCGTGTCCGGTGGGGGAGCCGGGCCGGTCGCCCTTAACAGGGGCAAGGGCGCAATCGGATGTGGTTCTTGATCGGGTGTCTTGAGGTCTTCGCTGGTGCCTGGATGGAACTGATATTCCTGGCCTTTCCGGACGACAGGGCCTGGTTGCTGAAGATAGGAGCGAGAAGCCCATGGCCGTTCAACTTGTAGACATAGCCAGGGAAATCGTCTATGGTCGGGAACTCGAAACGCCGCTTGTGCCGTGCGAGAGGCCACTTGGCTATGTTGGGGAAAGCAGGGCCTTTGTGATGGTTCCGTCGGGGCCGTCCACAATGGAACTTGAGATGGAAGTTCTCCGCGTAGTCAAAATACTTCAGTCAAAAAGGATTGGTGAGCCGACCCCATAAGGGAGAGAAGCCCATGGCCGCTCGGTCTGTAGAAGATCGCAGAGTGAAGACAAAAACCTCCACACCCAAAGAGATGGAGTGCGCGAGCAGGTTTCTGCAACTCCCACAAAACGCAATGGTCAACAATGCCCACTACATGCGGACATTGAGGCGTGCCTTGCGCGAGGGGTTGTTGATTATCCCGAAGGCTGGAGCGCTTCTTCTCGCCCTCCTCCTGGCCGCCTGCGGCCTTCTCCGGCCCGGCCCGGTCGTCCACTACGTCGCGCAGCGCGACTCCTCCGATTGCGGCCCGGCCTGCCTGACGATGCTGGGATACGACGGCTACGGGCGGGACTTCTGGATGTCGGCCCCGGACGTGCTGGGTCGGGCCTGTGGGGTCAGGGAGATAAAGCCGGGGATCGAGTGGACCCAGGAGAACCCGCACATGTTGGTGTTGGAGTGGCCGAACGGTCGGCAGCATTGGGTCGTGGCGTGGAGAGACTCGATATACGATCCGGCAAACGGCATCCTGCATGAGCGAGATTTGTCGGGAGAATCGGTGAAGCGCGAGTTCGTCGTGCCGTTTGCGAAGGGAGCCTTGAGGTGAGAAACACTATGTGGACGCCCCAAATTGGCAAGTGGAAAGGTATTGAGATAGTCCAATGTTCAGACGAGGAGGCTCAACGCAGGAGGTTTGAGAATGCCGTATTGCAGTCTGCAATGGAAAAAGCGATGTTTGGCTTGCCATTTAATGAGGCCGAGGCTGAGCTTCTGAAAAAGTGGAACCTGGTCTAAAATGACAAAAGACGAAAGGAGCCAAGCAGTGAAAGACCTTTTTCCCGGAGAGGACCTGTTTGTCCTTGCCTGTCTGTGGGTCCTGGCCTGCGGCCTGGCCTGGGGCGCCTCCGGCCTCGGCCTCGGCCTGGACTTCTTCTACGACGAGGTCTGGTCCCTGACCAACTACGTGTTCGTCTCGCCCTGGGCCACGGTCAGCCAGCTTCCGGTCCCGAACAACCACATCTTCTGGAACCTGCTGGTTAACTTCTGGACGAAGCTCTTTGGCCTGGACCTGGCCACGGTCCTCCGGCATCCCTGGACCGTCCGGATCCTGCCGGCGGCCTTCTCGGTCGGGGTCTTGATCTACACCTATCGTTTGGGCCGGTGGATGGCGGGGCGAGAGACGGGCCTGTTGGCCGTGGCCGTGCTGGCCTCCAGCCTGCCGTTCTGGAACTTCGCCACGGCGATGAGGGGCTACGCGGCCAACATGTTCTTCGTGTCGGCGGGGATCTGCTATGCCGCTGCTCTCCCAAGGTGGTTCGGATACGAAAAGCCGTCCCAAGCATGGGCACGTCCTGTGGTTTGTGCTTCTCTTGCCACATGGACCCTGCCCACATCCCCATTGGCCCTCCTGGTGGCCCCGGTGACACCTCTCTCTGTTGGGGTGCTGCTTGGGTTTCTGTTTTACATGCCAGTATGGCCGGGACTCTGGGCCATTTCTTCAGGCGGGGGCGGTCCTGCCGAATGGCCCTGGACCGTCCTTGCGGCTTTCTCGTCGAACCGCTGGGTGATCGCCCTGGCCATTCCTGGTCTGATCTTGTTCTGGAAGAACAAGGCTTGGGGCACGCGCAAAAACATCACTCTTCTATCTTTCATCGTCCTGGCCTCGGTCGTCGTAGGCAAGGCCCTCGGCTGGCCCGACCGGACGTTGGTCTGCCTCCTGCCGATCTTCTCTGTCCTGGTTGCGACCGGCCTGTGGGCCGCGGTCGGATGGTCGAGGGTCGCGACCGGGGCCGTGGTGGCGCTGCTGTTCGTTGGGTTCTGGGTGGGGGCCATCCGCAGCCGGGACGGGCTGGAGGCCAACGCCTGGTCTTCTCCGTCCGAGAAGGTCTACACCCTGTCTGCGACCTACAACCAGTTTGGTTATCATCCACGCGAACTTCTGGAGCGGTTCGACGCCAGCCGGGACCGGGCCGTGCCGGTGGTGCTGGCCGAGTGCGACCGGGTGGCCCTACCTGCCTATCTGTGGCTTCAGAGGATTGAGTGGCTTGGATTGTTGATTGGAGATGGTTCTATGGGGACCATGGCGAACACCTATATGATCGGGACCGGCCTGCCGGAAGGTGGGCGGGCCGTGGACGACCAGGGCTTTCACAAGATTTCGTTCTTTGGGAGAAAGGAGCCGCGATGAAGACGCACTGCACAAAACATAGACTTGCTGAGCGCCGACACCTTATCCCTGCCGATATTTATTATCTGTGCGGGAGGTGGCTGCTTGATGGCGGCAGTTCACAAAGCTTTTACTGGACAAAGAGAGCATTCTTGAGGTCGACGCGGTCGGATAAGTGCAAAACCTGCCTCGGAATCGCCAGAAAGGACCGGAACACATGAACCTTCATGGAGTGCAGTGGGTTGGCGAAAACTTCATCCGAGACACGAACCGCTTGTTTCGCTATCCCTGGCCCCTCGGCATCATTATGGAGCACTGTGCGGAAGCCCTCCCCTACTGGCGGGACTTCAAGCGGAAGCACGTCCACTGGACAGGGACCAAGATTGTCTTGCGTGAGGACGAATGCTGAAGCCGGAACCTGAACACGAGGACGAGATCCCGCAGGATCCGGCGATCGTGCTGGACTGGATCGGGGGTGCCGTCCGGGCGATGTATTCCGCCGACCACCCGCCCACGCGACTCTATCGGCAGGACTTCTATGCCGTCAAGGTCCACCTGAACATGGCCGCACTGATGACCTCCAAGCTTGGCTACATGTTCACGGCCATCGGCTGGAACCCGCAATTGAGCTGTTTTGAAGCCGCGTTTCTTGTGAATGTTGATGATCCGCGCTGGAAGATCGAAAGAAGGTGGCCCATCGTTGAATACCCGAAAGGAGATCCACAGCCATGAAACATCAGCTAGAGCGAGACATCCTGGGCCTGACATACCGGGCCAAGAAGAAGATCGGCCAGGCCATCGAGACCCTGAACGCCCTGGACGGTCTTGTCCGGGACGGCTGGCTGACCCGGAGCCGCCTTTCCGGTGCCATGAGCTACCTGAACCAGCTCATCCGGCTCCTCCGAGAGTTCGATGAGCGCAAGGCCGACGCCCCCGGCCTACTGAGTCCGTCCGAGGCCATCCTGAGCGTGCTGAAAGGCCCGGACGAACCCCTTTTGCCGTCCGAGATTCGGGAGTTGGTGGAGCCGATGGTGAAGTCTGGGAAGGTCCGAACCCGGTCGACCTACCTGTCCGGCAGCGTCGGATCGACCCTGCACACCCTTTGTCGCAAAGGCGTGGCCGTGGCCCTGCCGAGCAACAACGGCAGGCCGCGGCGGTACTGCCTGGCTGCGGCCAAAAAGGACCCGGACGAGATCGCGGATGCTCGCAGGGCACCGTATGATGTTGCGGAAGCAGTATGATCCAGACCTTGCTGCTGGTCTATCTCTTGATCTGCCTGGTCCTGCCGGTCACGCCGGCCGGGATGGCCGAGGCCCGGTACGCGGACGCGGCCGGGTGGTGTGTGTGGTTCTGGGCGTGGGGGGCCGTCGCGGTCGCGGCCGGGGTGGTGGGGAAGGCGCTGTGCGAGGAATGGAGAAGGAGGAGGCCATGAAAAGAGCCAAAAAGCCCACTCCGAGGCCGAGGAAGTATCTGGTCGTGCACCTTTCTATCTTCAGGGTGGCCGTCGTTGTCACGTGGGAGACGGACAAAGCCTGGATAATGAACCACGCCAGAAGGCACAATATAGCAGCCACAGAGGAAGGCATTGGGAAGGAATTATCAAGGCACATTGAAAAAGATGGCTGCTTAGGACTCTGTGTGTACTTCGGCGACGGCAACGCCGACGTGTTGGTGTGGCTTAGGGAGCGACCAGAGAGGGCTTCGCAGTATGGGGTCCTTTATCACGAGCTTCACCACGCGGCCCGGCGCGTTTCAAAGGACAGAAACCTCAAGGGGGCCGAGGCCGAGGCGTTCATATTCGAATATCTCGCGAATGAATGCAACTCTTTTCTTTGGCCGAAGAAATGAACACCCCAACCCCAGACGAAATCGTCACCCTATACCGGGAGATTGCCTATTGGAGGGGCTTCATCCTGAAGCAGGCAAGGATTATCACCATCCGAAAAGTGCTGCAGAATGCTGTCCTTACTGTCCTGCCGTCCGCGGATCATAAAAAACAAGAAGTTGCGAACGGACAGCATGTGGACGGTATCACGAGACAGAAAGCCGATACCGCCCAGATACCGTCCGGCATTAATTCATTGCGGCCCAGCGAAGTGGACAGTAAGGACGGTATGGACGGTATTTTAGCAACCCTTTCGGCTGATACTCTCAGGGGGGGTAGGATATGACCGGCGTAAGGAGGTAGAAAGGGGGCTTTATGGAAGCAGATGCGAAACCGTTTGATCAGTGGGTGATTCTTGAGCTTATGGGACACCGCCGCCTTGCGGGAAAACTGACCGAGGCCACGATCGCCGGTGATGGTTTCTTGAGGCTGGACGTTTACGCCGGAGAGAACCAGGAGGCTATGGTGACGCAGTTCTATCAGCCAAGTGCGGTTTACGCGATCACCCCGACGACCGAGCCGATAGCCCGGCTGATTGCGGCCAGTGCCCAGGCCGGGCCGATTTCCCCGTGGGAGATCCGGGCCATGCTTGAGGACGAGGTTGGGGCGACACTGGAGGGTGAGGAGGATGAAGAGTAGTGGACAAAAACGAGATCCCCGAAGAGCTTCAATCTTCGGCTCCCTGGCTGAAGCAGGCGGGCCTTGGCGAACTGCCCCTGGGGCCATGTGTCTACTTTCTGATCCTCTATGGACGGATCCACTACATCGGCAAGGCCAAGAATGTATTGCAGAGGATTCTGACCCACAGGCGGTCCAAGCGGCTGAAGTTTGATCGGGTCTTCTTCTTGCCGGTGGATGCTCGCAGGATGGTTTCTGAGGAAAAAGCCTGGATACGCAGGTTCAATCCGCCGGGCAACCGGGCCGACGTCAAGCCGCATGTCCTGGCCCGCCGGGGCCGGGTTTTCACCAAGCACCGGAGGCGTCGGAAGGTCAACCAAGTGACCTGGTAGTGTCATAAAAGCCTCTGTCGCAGCACATTAGCTCACTCATCTCTCTTGATGGGTGAGCTTTTTTGTTGATTTTCAGACAGTTTCAACTACATTGTTTGCACATGAAGGCCTCGCCAATCACTCGCGCCATCCTGATAACGGAGCATCGGGAGGAACAGAAAGCCTACCTGGGTGCATATCGCCCGGTGAACGCCAAGGCTAAAGAGTTCCATTTTTCTACGGCACGCTGTAAGTGTCTGTTCTGCGCGAATCAGGGCGGCAAGACGCACTCAGGAGGAGCTGATGTAATCTCAGAAATGAACGGCACCCATCCACTTCAGCGGATGGGCAAAAGACCCCCGCCACCCCTGCAATGGAGAGTCTGCGGGGTTGACTTCCCGAACGGAATTATGAAGTGGCTTCTGCCGAAGTTCCGTGAGCTGGTTGATCCCAAATACCTCAAGGGTGGAAGCTGGAGCGACGCGTATAGCGAGCGATACCGGGTGCTGACCTGGAAAGATGGCGGGTTTGTTGAGTTCATGTCCTACGACCAAGACCTGGACAAGTATGGCGGGACACAGCGAGACGGCGTGTGGTACGACGAGGAGCCGCCGAAGGCGATCCGGATGGAAAACCGGATTCGCCTGATGAAGCGGCACGGGATCGAGCTTTTCACCATGACGCCGGTCAATGGATGCACCTGGATTTACGACGACATCTATGAGCCTTGGGAGCTTGGACGCCTGGCCGAGAGCACCGCCTGCTGGAATTGGAGCCTGTATGAAAACCCGTTCATAGACAAGGCCGAAGTTGACAGGATTGTCGAGAGTTGCGCAGACGAGAACGATGTTCAGATCAGGGTTTACGGTAAATTCGTCCACCGGACCGGCCTAGTCTACAAGAACTGGCGTCGGCAGCACCCCTGGACCTACAACCGATTCGACATCCCGGAGGAGTGGACCCGGTACGTAGCGATTGACGCGCACGCAAGGAAGAATCATGCGATCCTGCTGTGCGCGGTTTCTCCGTCTGGAGAACGCTGGTACTACGACGAGATATACAAAGGCGCGGATGTTGATGACAACTGCGACGAGCTCAAATTCAAGCTCGACGGCGTTCCCCCGGAGTGGATCCGGATTGACAACGCGGCCAAGGGATACGACTACAAAGAGGGCGTCAGCGTCTACGACTACTACTGCGAGGCCCTCGAAGAGCGCGGCCTTGGCTCCCCGGAACTGGCCCTGAAAGACCCGGCGGCCCGGCTGATGGCCGTCCGAAAGGGATTCAAGTGGGATCCGAAGCTTGTTCCAGAGCGCAAGATTCTATACGACCCGACCTGCGACCTGGCCCAGCCGACCGGTGGGCCGCACATCCACATTTGCGAGCAGGACTGCCCGAAGCTTCTGTGGCAGCTTGCGCGCTACATCTACCCGGCCCACGCAAACCGGAAGGATGACGAGAAGAAGGACGCCCCCGAAACCCCACGCAAGAAGGACGACGACCTGCCCGATGACCTGGGATACATCGAGGTCGAACAGCCGGAGTTCGTAGCCGGGGGCGGAGGGCACAAGAAGGACAGGCGAGACAGTGATGACGACTTCGAAGACGACGAGGACCTGGAACTGGTCGGGGAATACGAACAGGGCTGGTTGAACGCCTGAAGGATTTTATGCCGATGCCAATCACAGCCGAAAAGCTGCAAGCCCTACTGGAGCGGAGGGTTTTTGAAGGCGAAGAGGAAGCCGCCTCCAGGATTAAGCGCGCCCATCAGGTCAACCAGGACTTCATTCGATTTCTATCCTACCGAAACGACTGGCTCGACGATCGACAGACCGCGATAGACTTCTACGAATCCCGCCAGTGGCCGAACCCCTCCACCAAGAAAATCCAGGTTACGGAAAACAGAATCATGCCCGCCATCAACCACGTGATGAGCATTGTGTCGCGGGCGAAATTCACAGTTGTGATCGAGGGCGTGGGCCCGGAAGATGCGGTCAAGGGTAAGATCATGAACCGGATCTTCGAGGACGCCGACCGGCAGGACTCCACCGAGTTCAAGGTGTTCGAGTGTATCAGGGAGTCCAGGAAGGTTGGCCTGGGGGTTGGGAAGGAGGTGTGGGACTACTCTAAGAACTTCCCCTTCGGAGAGCCAAGGTTCGAGGTTGTGCCGTCGGACGAGATTTTTATTCAGCCGGGGGCCAGGGGGATGCAGTACGAGGACGCCGACAGGATCATCCACGCGGTTCGCTACACCGTCGAGAAGCTTCGGGCCAAGTATCCTGATTTCAAGGACGAGATTCAGTCTGACGCACAGTGGATCAGCGAGGGGGCCGGCTCAAGGACCTATGTCTCGACCGCCACCACCGACAAAACCTACCGGCTCACGCACCTTGGTGGATCCCCGTTCTCTCCCGAGGGCGAGGAAGATGTCGCCTATCTCAAGGAGGAATGGTACAAAAAGTATGAGCGCGAGTTGAAGTACGTGGCCCTGCGGGACATCCGGATGGTTTCGATCCCAATCTTCGAGGACGACCAGACCGGAGAAACCGGCCTGGACGGTCAGCCCCGGGTCGTTCGGTTCCGGCCCGGCGATGTCTTGGACGAGAAGGACGTCTTTGAATCCGGCCTGAACCTGGTGCCGGGCACCGACTACGAAGAAATTCCAATCGTGGTTGCGAAAATGTGGGTTGCCAGGGTGATAAACGACGTCACGGTTGAGGACCACCCAAGCCCGTTCGGGCATCAAGAGTTCCCGTTTATATTCTTCAAGGCCATCACGCTCGACAAGTACACCTATCCTGCCGGTGACATCATTTTCCTGGTTGACCTTCAGGTTATCCGCAACAAGATACGCTCCGTGGGCATGGACAACATGATCCGAAACAACAACGCCCCCCTGTGGAGCGACGGCCCGGTCAGTAAGCCCACCAAGGATATGTATAAGAAATACGGTGCTTACGCCGGGATGATCCTGGAGACCCGCAGAGGAGGGAAGCTGACGCGCTTGCCCCCGGGCGAGATCAACCCGGAAGTCTACATCTCGATGCTCCGGGGGATCGACGCCGCCTTTGACGAACTCGCCGGCGTCACGTTCCAGGCCCCACAGACCCGGTCCGGAGAGCAGGAGCGCGAGAACCGCCTTACCAACGAGATGTTCCACCAGCCCAAGAACAGCCCGATCCAGATGGCCCTTCTCTGGCTCGGCAGGATGCGGATGGCGAATGTTCAAAAGTTCATGAAGGGCGAACGGATGGTGCGGATCGACGAACGTCTCTACAAGGCCCTGGAGGGAACCCCGCAGAAGGCTTTCCTGGGCCGCGATTCAATGGACCAGCCGTTCTACACCGTCAACAAGCAGGGCGAGACCCCGGACGGCCAGACGATCAACCTGAACGACCCGGCCGTTGGCCGGTTCGACCTGAAGGTGATGTTGGCCGCCGACTATGCCGAGACCCGCCGGAGCCGGGCCGAGGTTGCCCTGGGCCTGCGCAAGGGCGGGGACATGACCCGCAAGAGGATGCTGGAAGACCTTGGGTACGAAGACGCCGAGGCGATAGATGCCGAACTGAACGAGCAAAACAGCCTGTTGCAGATGGGCAAGCAAGTCGCGGAGGACCCGGTCCTGATGGCCGCGGTCCAAAACCCGCAGATTCTACAGCAACTGAAGATGTTGGTAGAAAGCCAGGCCGGGGCCGCACCGGCCGGCCCACCGGCTCCGACCGGCCCGGAGACTCAGCCGCCCATGCCCGCACAGTAACCTGGAGGAATGGTCCCATGAAGCGATTTCTGATAGCCGCGGCGCTCCTGGCGGTTCTTGTTGCCGGAATCTCCTGGGCCGCACCTCCGGCCAGGCCGCTGGCCGGAAAGATTCACGCCGGTCCGCCGGCGGCCGCAGGAAAGACCTGGCATGTCTTCGCGCGCGACACTGTCCTGTATAAGGACTGGCACATAGTCAATGGCTATGTGCTGAACCAGATGAGCGCAGCCGATAGTGTTGTGGCCTGGAGCACGAACGCCGCAGACTCAACCTACCTCCGAATCCTTGGGATTAAGTCCAACGACACCAGCCGGGCTGAGGCCCTGGTTCGGATCCGCGGAACGGATACCGTTCGCGTTCAGGGGCAGAAGTTCCAGTACATTGAAAACCTTATTTCGGACACGTCCTCGGCGGGAGACGTCCGGGTAAAGGCGCTGACGTCTTCAAGCAGCCTGACGACTCAGATTCTGGCCGGGACCCGACAAACGAATATTGCTCACCACTTCTTCGACAAGTTTGAAGGTGGAGTCATTGACGGCATTGTGGTTCAGGGCCACCCGGTTCCGGCAGACTCGACCATTTACTATCAGGTGCGATTGTACTCGCTGCACCGCACGGCCATTGCGTCGCCGGAGGATGGATACTCTGTTTTGTGGGAAGGGGAAACCCGAGACGGGTTGCCCCCACAGACGATCCCGATCAACACCGAGTGCCCCCCACAGTCTTATGTGACGGTGGTTGCCAGGACGACCGGGACAAATTACACTGGCCGGATCTGGGTCATGTTGAGCGGACACGAGCGGAACTGATGTAGCTTCACCGAGACAACCTGAGAAAAGACGCAGCATAGCCCGGTGTATGGGACCGGGCGGAGTGCCCATACCACTCCGCTCAGACCATACATCGGGCTTTTTCTTTGTATCCAAGATGCCGCCAGCGGCCCACTGCCGGCCTCCGGCGGCCCGATGAAACAAACCCCGTAACGCCAACCGTCCGGCGCCACAAGGCGACCGGGTGCGCGGGCAATGCCCGCCAACTCCCGGCTGACCCCCAATGGCCAACCGACCGGCGCGGAGAAGGAGACTCAAGATGGCAGACAGTCCGAAAAACAACGACACCCCGACGTTCTCGCCCGATCCCGTGGGCCGGGACAAGATTGTTGGGACAGACGAAGAGATCGCTGAGATCGAGCGGCAGATGAACACTCCGCCCGGCCAGGAGCCAGGGCCTGCCCCGGCGCCCGCGCCAAAGGCGGCACCTGCCACTGCCCCCGCCGAGGATGCCGTCGATGTCGATGGCGAGATGGTTCCGCTTGGTGACTTGAAGAACCAATTCCGCAGGCGGAAGGCCAACGATCGGAGAGCACAGGAGATCGCGGACGAGAGGCGGCAGTTCGAGGCCCAGCTTAAAGGGGTTGAAACTCGACTCTCGCAGCGGCTTGACGACCTTGGGGTTCGCATTCCAGAACCCCCACCCCCACCGGAGCCGGAAATCGAAATCCCTGATCTTGGGGAGATGCCGGACTATACGACCGTGGACGGCGCGGAGCAGCTTGGCAGCTGGATGAAGGAGAGCTTCAAGAAGGTTGCCCTGGCGACCCAGAAGGCAACCATCGAGGCCCTCCGGAAAGAACCAGCCAAGCCCGCGAGCGCCCCCGGGCCGGAGCCGGCAGCGGCCTCGGCCGAGCCGGATCTTGATGTTGATCCGAGCCTTGAAACGGTCGTGGCCTACAACCGGCGCCTGAGTGGGAACTTCCTGGAAGTCAAGAACCTGACGGACCTTGGGATATCCAGGGAGGAGGCCACAAGAGTTCTGGATGATGTCGGCAAGGGCCGGGTCGAAGTAGAGGCCACCGGAGAAACCGACGCAAGGTCTGGATTGAAGCTCCTGACGCTCAACGATCTCAACCGGCTGGTGAAAGGCACGAACGGTCGGGCCGCACCAGCGACAGCGACTCCACCTTCCAGGGAGGGAAATCCTGTGTCCCAGGCAATCACCGACGCCAGGCGCGCCTCCGAGACGGCAAGTTCGGCAGGCGGCGCCCCACAAGCCCAAACTCAGCACCAGGCTACGCTGAAGCGGGTTTCAGACGACCCCAGCATTATCAAGGACCTCCCGGCCCAAGAGTGCCTTGACCTGCTTAGGCAGGGGTTTGATATGGGGTTGTTCGAGGGGAAAATGGGGCACGGCCAGTAGGCGGAACGAGAAGGGGTGTCACCTTTGAGAGAGGGTGACTTGAAATGGCTGCATTGATTGGCAATACCGCAGGGGCCGCTGTCAAGCTTTGGGACAGAGTGGCTCACCAGCAGACGTTTTCCAGGTTGGTCTTCCGACAGAACAACCTGATCGGCAAGGACATAGGGGGAGAAGGGAAGCTTGATGGCGACGTTCCCTATTTCCCCATTGTCGAGAAGGAAGAGTTCGGCAAGCGAAAGAAGGGCGACCGGGTCCGGATGCACCTGTTCCGGCAGCTTTCCGGAACCCCGATCTATGAGGCAGCGACCCGCGCCGGCAACGAGACCACGATGGTCATCGACACGCAGGACGTGGACGTCTCGGTCGCGTGGATCGGCAACAAGATCAACGACTACGCCGCGTCGGACATCAGGACGCAGTTCAACCTGGAGCAGAAGTGTCTGGAGCTTTTGGGCACCAGGATGGCCCGATGGCTGGACAATGAGTTCTTCTATACCTACTACTACGGGTATAGCCAGAACAACATCGGGAACAGCATCTCCGGCTGTTCCGCGACCCGGCACACCAACTGGTTGTACGCCAGCGGTGCCAGCCCGGGGTGGACGGCGGCCAAAGAAGGCGGCATGGACTCCGACCACAAGATGTCCACTCGCGTCATCAACATGGGGAAGGTGTACCTGACGGAACACCTGAACGCCCCCCCGATCATGTGGAAGGGGAAGGCGTGTTATCTCGCATTTGTCCACTCCTTCCAGAACAACGACCTGTTCGAGGATCCCACATGGGTCGCTTCCGCGCAGCGGGCCGCGATGCCGGGGGACGACAACCCCCTGTGGACCGGGGCCGTGGGGATGTGGAACAACGTCTGGATTCATGTGGCCGACCAGATCGACTCCGCGAACGGGACCTGGTCCTCAAGCGATGGGGTCGAGGGTGGGGAGAATGTCAGGCGTGCGATCTTTACCGGGGCGCACGCCCTGGCTTTCGGCATCGGCCAGGAAGCAAAGCGGACCGTCCTGAACGAGGACGACCACCAGAGTAACCTCGCCCGAGGCCTTGAGGTGATTTACGGAGTCAAGCGCCTCGACTGGACCGTGGGGAACCAGTCCAGTTGCATCGTTTCCACCAGAGCCGCCGCGCCCTACAACGTTCAGGGCTAAGAAGTAGCTAAAGGCCTTGAGTGTCAAGCGCATCTCACTTCTCGAAAGGATGTGAACGAGATGAACAGAATCACGAAAATCCTGGGCGCAGTGCTGGTGCTGACCGCTCTTTTTGGGTTTGCATGGCAGAGTGCTCAGGCCGGGATAGGTGAGACCAAGCCTATCAAGTATGGGGTCAGCGCAATCGACTCTGTCAGGTGGATCGCGGCAGCCAGCACGGATTCCACCACCCACGCCGGCTACATTGCCAAGGGGACGAAATTTTTCAAGACCGTCTCCACCGGCGCGGACACATCCGAAATCATCGACGGCCGAAACGCCCATCTGCGCTCCGTCATGTGGATCACGAACAACCATGGCGGGAGCGCCTCGACCGGCACCATCGACTGCGCCCTGTGGTTGCAGGGCAACGTTGGAATGATGGGGACTCGGCTACAGAACGACTCCACATGGGTAAACCTCGTTGTTATCGACTCTTTCCAGACGGCCACGACTCCGGACAGGCTCAAAGTCCGGTATAAGACCTTCTGGCAGGGTGCAGCCCGAGATACGGCGGCCAGTGTTTATCCGCTGCTGAGGTTTATCGCCAAAAGCTGGGGGACCAGCGTGGACACGACCCGAGGCGTGGTCGTGCCATACTTCGAGTATCCGCCCACCCGGGATGCGTTGAGCCGGTGAGGGGTGGGGTTTACACAAACCGATGCCAACAGGCGGCGGGAGGGGGTTTGAGGGCTCCTTTCGCCCTTTCGCCGCCCTGTTGGCTTCTGAAAGGAGCCAGGATGTTAATCGAGTTCGTTGGAGACGGCGAAAGCAAGTTTGTGCTTTTCAGGGGGCAAGACTACAGGTTCGTTCCGAACCCGACCTATGAGGGTGCCAGGGTGCTGGACGTGGTTGACCGGGATGCTCAAATCCACGTCCTGAACATCACGGACCTCACGGGGAATGTCCGTCGGTTCCGCAAGTACCCAATGGACGCCCTCCGGGACCCGGACTTCCTCCGGGCCATCGACACCAACCCAGCTGCGGCCTGGCACCGGCTGGCCCAGATCGACGCTGGGGAGGTGGAGTTGGACCTGGAGGCCCTGAAGTGGCAGTTTGCGCACTCCGATCTTCAGGCCCTGCGGCTCTACGCGGCCCAGCAGGGGATCGCGATAGATCAGAACTATCCTCATCATCGGGTCGTTGAGGTCTTGCTGGACAAGTTCACCAAGCTCTCGAAGGTCCCGGTCGGACCGCCGGATTCGCCGGCGGAAAGCGACGAAGGGCTGGACTTGACGACGAAGACGAAGGCGAAAAGGCCAAGGGGCAGACCGAAGAAGAAGGCCAAGCACGCCAAAACCCATGCGACCGCTGGCCTGGCCGGGTTGGGCACTGAAAAGACTGAGGGCTGATGGCCGCGATCTACTCAACCGTAGAGGATCTGCTTGATGCGGCGGTGGAGGTTGTTCTGCCTCTCAAGGGTGTATCCGGCAACCGGGCCTTGATGCTGGTGTGGCTCAACTTGGGCCAGCTTGAGATTCAGAGGCTCCGGGCCGGGCGTGGCTACGAGACACTGCGGACCGTTCGTAGCCTGACGATGACGACCACCAGGGCCTACGACCTGACGGCAGGAGATTGGGCCGTGGATCGGGAGACCTTCAGGGATTCTGAGGGCACCAAGATCATCTACCGGACCGAAGAAGAGATCCGGAGGAACCTGGACGGCGGATGGGATGACACCGGCACCGTCAGCCGGTTCACGCAGAAGGCCGGTCAGATATGGCTTTGGAAGATCCCGACCGCGGCGGCGATCACGGACCAGTCCCCGATCACCTACGATGCGTTCGCCCGGTTCGACGGGTTCACGGCAGAGGCCGACACCCTGGGTCAGTACCGAGAGTTGGACCGGATCGTTCTGCTTCAGTATCTGATCTACCGGGGCATGGTCGAGGACGACGACCCATCGGCGGACCGGGCGCTGAAGATATTCGAGGCGATGGTGGACGCGATGGACACGGAAGAGGGTTTCGGGGACCTGATTCAGATCGGCCTGGGACCCTACTTCGACGAGACGGTCGCGGCTGAAACCGATGAGTGGTGATGAGCACGGTCTTTCCCCTCGAAACCTATGGAACAGTGTTCCCGACCGGCGTGTCAACCCGCCCACACAACGTCATCGAGCTGTTCAACCGCAGCGGGAGCGCGATCAATTGTGGGGCTCCGGCTTGCCTGTTGGTCACGGGGGCCGTGGACTTCGGCATCGACGCCACGATCCCGGCGGCCAATAACCTGACTCTGTTCAGGGGGGTGTGGCTTCCTAACTTGGACGGCACACTCACGATTCCGAACCATCAGTTCGGGCTGGTGCAGACAAAGGGTCTCGTGTACAACCCGGCGGACGGGGTTGGCCTGGCAAGGGTCCTGGGGCACGCCAGCATCACGGCGGCGGGGATCGTCCTTCAGTTTACCGCCGGCAACGACTACTTCGAATTGGGCGACTTGATAGCAGAAGAGCAGATCATCTCCGGGGAAGCCTGGACGACAGCGAGCACGGCCTTAAAGAAGGTGTTTTTGAGGTAATGACGAGCAATGCCATCCAAACAAGTGCCAGTCCTCTACCACTCCTGGGCCGGGGGCCGGAACGACTCCAAGAGCCTTCTGGCCTTGAACCGGAACGAGCTGGCGGAGATCAGCAACTTTTACGTGGCGCAGGACGGGCACCTGAAGAAGCGGGCCGGGTTCTCGAAGGTCTACGCCACGACCCCGATCGGGTCGACGGTCGCGCACGGCATGATCCAAACCCGGATCGGCACGACCCGGTATCTGATCACGACCGCGGGCGCGGAGATCTACAAGAACGACGACGGAGCGATCACCGGGACGGCATCGCTGACGGCGGGAGCGGACAAGCCGGTCGTGATGGTGACGTTCAACGACCTGCTGATCGGCACGCAGTCCGATACGACCGTGGGGATCAACGCCCCGTTTGCGTGGTCAGGGACCGGGAACGCGGCGGCACTGACGACATCTCCGCCTTCGCTGGCCGTTACGGTCGCGGCGTTCAAGAACCGGCTGGTCTTCGGCAATGTGACGTTTGGCGGCACGGCCTACCCCAATGGCATCGTTTTCTCGAAGGTGAACACAGCAACAACATATCCCACCAACCAGATCATCTTGGCGTATCCCGGGACCGGAAAGTACATCGCGTCCTTTTTGAACTTCGCTGCGGACGTGTCGGAGTCAGACAAGGAGGTTCTGCTGGTTTTCCAGGACAGCGGACTTTGTATGTTGAGGCACCAGGTCTTAACCGTGGGGGATCTGACCACGGCATTCGTGTTGGACGCCATCCCGGACGCGGGAGGGTGCCCGGCCCCGTTGGGGCCGATCGCGGCGGATGGGTTTGCCTACTGGCCGTCGTACCGAGGCTTCTATTACATGGGGACGGACCTGAAGCCGGTCTATATCGGCAGGCCGCTGGAGACGTTCTGGAGCACGGTTCCGAAGAACAGGATCCCGCACATCAAGTCCGTGCATTTGCAGGACCTGGGACATATATGGTTCTCGGTGTCGGGGGCCGGATCGGTCGGCGGGACGCAGGCCACGAACAACAAGGTCTGTGTCTGGAGCACGGTCTTTCGCAGGTGGGTCGGGATATACTCGGGCATTCTCGCCAACGTGATGTGCGAGTTCATCGACTCGAATCTCAACCGATACGTCTACTCGTCGGACTACGCAAACTACCTCATCTACAAACAGAACACGGGCACCAGCGACGGCGTGAGCACGACCGGCATTCAGGCCAGCTTCAAGACCGGGTTCATGGACCTGGGCAACCCGAACATCCAGAAGTCCTTCCGGAAGTTCATTCTGGAGTTGGGAACCGACGCGCTCAAGCAGTATCAGGTCAATATCTCGCTCTACAACGTCACCGGCGCTCAGGCCCTTGCACTGGAAAGCGGGGAAGCGGGCGTGCTGCTCGACAGTTTCATGTTGGACTCGGATTCGTTGGCCGGGCCGGAGTACGGCCAGGTGTGGGCCAGGATCGGCGGCAAGGCCAGGTATGCGCAGGTTGAGCTTGTGACCGCCGCCAACACTCAGGATTTGGACATCTATGGACTCGGGTTCTATGTGGTTCCGCGTAGGGCCACGGCGGGAGTGAAGCGATGAAACTCAAGAAAGCCGGAACGATACTGCTGGCGCTGCTGATGGTTGCGTGTGGGGCTGTGTGGGCCACCACCACGATCACGGCCACAAAGACCTGGGGTGCGGAGAAGCTGTATGCGTCGGAACTGAACGCCCGGTTCGTGAACGCCGAGTCCTACTTGAACACCTATATCGCGTCGTGGACGGATGTGACGGCCTCGATCTCCGAACTCAACCAACTTGACGGCAACCTGTTCACGACCGATGCGACCTTCCGGGCCTCCGTCACGATCGACACCTTGAAGATCCTGACGGTCAACGGCCGGGCCAAGATCGACTCCCTCCAGGCCGATACCCTCCAGTCTCCGGCAACCGGCACGATCCTTGGGGCATCCTTCTACTTGCTCCCCCTGACCGACGGCACCGGCTACCTGGGCACTCCCGGCACGAACCTCCGGTCGGCGGCCCTGGACACGCTGCACCTGAATACGAAGATGGTTGGGTCCGTGCTGGACTCCGGCAACATCGTGGCCGGCGGGATCGGGACTTCCGACCTTGCCCCTGATGCTGTGGATTCTACGATCATTGAGGACGCCACCGTCAGCCGGGCCGATCTCCGGGCGGACGTCGTGGACTCGGTCGTGATCCGGGCCGCGTCCGTGGCCGGGTCGGACCTGGCCGCGTCCCTGAGTGGGAGGAAGTACTTCACCCAGGGCCTGAAGACCTCCGGTATGGAGGCGGACACGATCTATGGCCAGGCAAGCAGGGCAAACCTGGTTTTTTCCGTGAACGGCGCAGACACCACCCTCATCCTTAATCATGCAAGTGCCGCAGACTCCTACTTGCAGCTTGGGAGCCAGCAGTTGAACTCGAACTACCTTGTCATTCAGAGCAAGGGAACAAGCACTTCCACTGTTCAGGGCCTTGTTATATACGAAGGCCTTGGAACTGGTCCGGCCAGCCAGAGGGCGTGGTTCGTGGGTTATGACGCAGCCAACAACCGCTTTCGTATCAACTCGGGCGACATAGACGGCGCCCCTTCGCCCACGGCGG